GGAACCTGATCGTATGGGACGATGCGCCTACAAGGCCTGATAGCTGGTCGCATAATATCATCTATAACATGACTTTCTCAACGAGAAAAGTGTTATGGACGAAGAAAAGCGTCGGCTACTACTTCTCAAACTGGGATTCCAAAATAGATTGGATCCAAGGATCTAACTATTACGCGATCACTGATTTGAGGATTCCGGCCGGATTAAGTCCGACTGAACAATTAATCGAGGGGAGCACATATTGGTATCGAACTGATATTGATGCTCTAAACCCTGGAAGGATTGTCAGTAAGCTCAAGACGATCTGTTCCGAAGCTTTTCGGGGCAAGCGATTTCCTTTACAGGAAGTCCACTATGGTCTACTAGCACAGGACGCTGTAGAGAAGCTAGATGCTAACAAAGTAAATATGTTAGAATTTCTAGCCGATCTAAGACACCCTAAGAAGTTTATAACTAATCTTTTGGATTTTAAACATCTTCCAAAGGATAAGTTATTGGCAGAGAAATATCTGTCACTTCATTATGGTGTCCTTCCTACGATTGATGATATCAATCATATTATGAAGGCGTTTGTTGCTGTCCAACCGTATATCGATAAAAACGGTTACAGCACATACTCTGCGCGACGTAGCCAGAATGCCGTATTTAATGGTACGACATGTCTACTTGAGCAACGGATCAAAGTTGCAATCGACGACAATGATGAATATCTGCGCTCATTAGCGCATCGTATTCATAGTTGGGGATTTGCCCCAACTTTTAGTAACTTATGGGATTTAGTTCCCTATTCCTTTGTCGTTGATTGGCTGGTGGACGTTGGTGAATTTCTAGACGTTTCGGAAACACGTCTAATGCTAACACGTTTAAAGATCCGGTATGCAACTTGTTCATTCCGGAAGGTCGTGGAGTTAGATATCCGCGACTACGTAGAAGCTCTCACCGGTTCACTGGCTATGGTGCGTTATCACAGATGGGTGACTGATCATTGCCCTGCACCACCCCTATCTCTTAATTTTTCATCCGAGTTATCCAGCCACCTCATTGAAGGTGGTATGCTGATTATTCAGCACAGAAAATAACTGCGGCTTTAAATCGCAGAAAGGAGAATGCATTATGTCAAAGGTAAAATCTTACGGGTATACTGATACACCTGTAGAAGGTGTCAGTACATTGACGTTTCCGCGTGCTGTCTTGAACTTCTCGACAGACTTTCGCGTGAAGTCAAATCAGTCAGGTAAAGAGGTGATTCTTACAAATATTACCTCACCGATTGATCAACCCGAAAAGATCCGCTTATGCTATTCCGAAATCGCCAATATCTATGGCGGGACCGGAATTGAAGCCTCTGTGTTTTCACCTACTAAGAAAGGTGTCAGCATATTGGCTCAGCTTACTGATGTTATTTCGATAACAGATTCAGTAGATGCGGATTACCGTATTGACCTTCCAGTTTCGTACCACGTCGTTATGAAAATTCCCGCCAATTCAAATATTACGGCGGATGACGTGCAAACCGGACTGGGCAGACTTCTGAGTTGCTTATTCGACACTGGTGACACTTCGTCATCACGTCTCGAGGCAATTTTAAGAGGCTCGCTTGTCTCTAGTGAGTTGTAAGTAATGAGCTTGAAAATTCAATTTAAATTCAGTCTCATTACGCAGGCACTTAAAAAGGGCCTGAACGCATGCATAATAATACAATGCGTACATTCTCACTAAGGAGGACATGAACCTATGAGACCAAGCCAAACATTCCATGTTTTGGAAAGCCTGGAGAAATATTCTCCGGGTGTCCTTTGTAGGAAGGGCGTGGTGTTATCACCCAAAGACACAAGAATTACACTAGACGTCTACCAGCAATGGATGATGTTAATGTGTGATTTAAGTTACCTACCTCCCGCTGACATTAAACGGACTGGACGCAGACTCTGGCATGATATAACCAGGGTGGACGTCTATGATCTGAATAATGTCTTTGCCGAGTGTCTGCAGTTGTTAAGACTGCAAACTGTCAAAGGGTTTAAAGGCCTTTGCGGTCAGATATCTCCTCACCTGTACGCTTTATTGCGATCAGACGTTGAGAAGGTATCGCAAGGAGATGTCTTTGCAGCCAAAAGGTTAATGCAAGTATTTGCATATACCGGACGGCTGTCATTAAAAGACATTGACCTAACTCAGCAAATGCTTGATGATTATATCCGGACGGAGTCTTCAATTAAAGAGGATTTCCCGGATAACATCACGAACGCCTTAAATAAAATCATTAGGCGTTGGTTTGGACCCTACGGACCCGATGAGATTGTGCCCAAACATGGGCCAGGCGGTGTAGCCGGGCATGGCAGGTGTTCGATTCAGACAAAATATGAAGATCTTAAGTCTGATCAGGCACTTTGTTATGCCTTTGGTGATCCGTGGTGGGCGATGGTGCACGATACACAATTAGATCGTACATCGGAGACCATCTTCGTGCCGAAGAGTTATAAATCTTTTCGGACAATCTCTATGGAGCCGGCAACCTTGCAATATTTCCAGCAGGGTGTATGGCACCAGATAGAACGTCGGGTCGAGAACTCTTCTTACCTGAGGGACCACATTGGTTTCTCGGAACAGGAGAGGAATCGCAAGCTTGCTCAACAAGGGTCACTGAATCGCGATTTCGCGACGATTGATCTGAGTGCTGCAAGCGACTCGGTTAGTTATGAGCTCGTTAAACGACTCTTTCGCGGAACTTGGTTACTTAGATATTTAATGGTAACCAGGTCGCGTCAGACGCGACTTCCCAATGGGGAAGTTTTGAAGCTAAAGAAATTTGCACCGATGGGATCATCATTATGTTTCCCAGTCGAGACAGTTATCTTCGCTTCCGTTTGCGAGCACGTGACGCGGGCCCATCGATTCCCCGGGAAATACTCTGTTTACGGGGATGACATCATTGTCC